TTTTCATTCCAATTGGCTTGGCCCCAGGTGAATCGACCCCATCCTGTAAGAACATCGGACATTGCGTCCTCCTTACGCCAATCTTATGATTGCGTTTGTAGCGTCTGCTGTAGGAAATTGTATTGTGAAAGTTCCGCTAGTTACAGTTTTATCTCCACCAAAAGCTATGACAGCACACGCAGGATCGCCTGTTGCTGTATCATTGTATATTAATGCGCCGTTAGCAGTAAATGTAGCGTTAGTATAAGTAATCTCACCAAAATCACAAACTGCTGTTGTACCGGATGTCGTTGGAGTTACACTGGTTAACGTTGCGCCACCAGATGTATATGCTGTTCCAGATGTGTTTGTAATTTCGTTTGATGATGTGAAAGCAGTTGTGCCAGCCCCTAAAGTTGCAGAGCTAGTATATAAGGCAATTTTAAAAGTGTTACCTGTTGTTGCTGTAAAATTGTGAACTCCTTTTAAAAGTTCCACTTTAAAACTTGTGCATATTGCCGATGTAATTGCCATATTTTATCTCCTATGGGTTTGCTGAGGTTATTGGTATTCTGACTGTGCCGTCTGTATAGTCATCTCTTCTTCGTCTTCCAACTTGCTCGTTAGCAAACTTCTGTACTTCCGTTCTATACTTTTGCTCGTATAAAGTCAACATATCTGCTGGACCTTTCAAAAAGCCATAAGTTTCTGCTAGGCAGCAATATAATAAGCCATTTGGAAAATTTAAACTGATATAGTTAGTATTGTCACCCTCTAAAAGAGCTGGGGCTACGTTATAATGAACTCTAAATTTGTATGTTGTGTTTGGAACTGGAGAAAAAGCTATACGTCCTGATGTGGTGTCAGACTCTCCTGTTGCTCCTCCAAACATAGCGTAATACTTAGGTTGTCCTTGCGCTGCAGCAGTTCCAGTAACATCTTGATATTCTTGAAGGTAAGTATAATCTTTTTTCTCTAACCACCTGTTAGGTCCTGTTATCTCTGACCCTGCAGTATTATAAACCTGTATGCCTCTAATAAATACAGCTCCAGCAGGACAATTAATTGTTTCTTGTCCAGCAACTAAACTTCCTGTTTGTTGTTTTCTATCTGCATCAATAGGCACATCTCTAAAAATTCTATACTGTGCGTTTAAAATAATATTCTCTAGAACAGAGTCTGTTAAAACATTAGAATCAACTTCTGTGTAGCTTCTAATTTGTGTTTTTAATCCTGATGCACTTAATCCTGCCATTATGGTTCTATAGTGATTGGGCCAACTGAGCAGCCATCACCTCCTCCTTTTACTCCTCCTTTTGTAGCAGTATCTGTATCAACTGTAAAATGGAAAAAATTAGCAACAGAATAATCGCTTGTATTTCTAGCATCGTTTACGTAAAGACCTGTTGTAATTGTATAACCAGCAGCCTTGGCTATGTTAGCTCCAGTTATACCATCAAAACTACCTGGATTTGCAAAAGCAAAAACTGCGTTAGTAGGAGTGCCTGTTCCAGGTGATGTAGTGGCTGGACCTCTAAATCTTTGTGTGCTTCCATTTGTTAAACCATGTCCTGGAAAAGATACGTTTATAATTCTAGATCCTGCCTCGTATGTTTCAAAACCATCTTTTGGAATTAATCTTATAACCGAAGGAGCAGTTCTGCTTGGTCTTACATTACGCAAAGATATTGCATCACCATTCATAGGTTTTGGTTCTAATTGTGGTTGTTTTGGTTCAAACTCTGAAACATGAACTAAAGATCCATTCCATTCTCTAACCATTTCTATGTATGGAAACTCCATACCTGATCTATCTGATATTGCTTTTGCGTATTTTCCAGTTGCGTATTTAGCCATTATGTATTCGGATAATAAGCTTTAGGCGTAATGTAAGTGCTAGAAGCTGATCCGTCCTCCGCTAGTGCTCGAGCTAATTCATCTTCATAAACTAATTTCATAGCTTGAATTAATTCTGGTTTATATTTTTGTGCTAAATAATATGATAGTCCAGACACCATACAAGGCACAAATCTAAAAGGCACATCTGTTGCGTTAGTATAATCTCCTGCATCTTGAATCCTTTTTATAAAATAAAAATGCATGTCGTTTGATGCATTTGTTGAGTCTGGTGTTGGATATATATGTATTCTAACTCTGTCTATAAATCTCTCTACCCAATATTGATTAGGTGTTCCTTGAGATAATTTATTAGAAAATCCTGCATAAGTAGATCTATCTACTTTTGTCATAGGAGAATCAGATTGTGTTGTTTGAGTTCTATTCTGTCTTAGTTGTGCTTCAAGAACATCGGACATACCATAAATACCATTAGTTGGAGTTGTGGTTGCACTCGTGCCATCATCAGATGATCTAAAAAAATCATAGTCAGATTGCCCTTGAACTAAATCAAGATTAGTCTCATCTATTTCCCAATAGTGAATACCTCTGTTTCCCCATTCTTGAAGTAAAATATTTAAAGATCTTCTAGCGTTTTTTAATTGATAACCAGCTACGTTCTGTAAACCAATACGCTCAAAAGACTCTTCTACTATTTCATCAATAGCAAAATTTTTGTCGAACGTAGTTGTTCCCGAGGTAGTGTTAGCCATTTAACCTCCTAGCCGTCAAAAAATACGGTAACGCTTGTTACACCATTTCCTACATTTAAGTAAGCCCCACTACTAAATACAACACCATCATCTGGTATGTATGGGTCAATAAAATCATCTTGGTTAGGTGTATCTAACTCTAACAAAATGCTTCCTGTAGTAGAACTATTTCTAAAAGTCATTGATCCTGCAGTTCCAGAACTGACTCCATGTAGACCTCTAATTCTAGTTCTCCCTGGTGTGAGTATACCTTCTTTAGCAGTCCCTGTAATACCAATAGAGGTATTTGTGCTTACAGCTCCATCCGCTGCAACTTGAGTTACAGTTAAGAACTTATTTGTAGAAGTCACAGTGTTATTGTTAGGTCCGTTAAGAGACTCAGTTTGCGCATCTCCATTAAGATCAGTTCCAGTGATAGTCATCGAAACACTAGCGATATTTCCTGTTGAAGTGAAAGTGATCGTTTGAGGCAGATTACCTACCGTTGTATTGGCTAATGTAAAATTACCAGCGCCACCTAAAGTTTGAGCAGCAGCTATGTGAGTAGTTGATGCACCAATAAGTTTAAAGTGTTTAGCTTTTATGTCTGTTGCCATGTTATCTCCTTATGGTGTGGGTGAGTATCCAAGATCCATTTACGGTCTGGCTTTTCTCACCCACATAATTATTAGTTAGTGTTGTTAATTTGCTGTGTCCAGTAAATGTTTAACACCGCTTCTCCAGTAGTTAAAGCATCATCTGTTTTAGCAGAAAGAACAACTGCTTTGTCCATCTCGTAACCAGATGCATCATCGTCTGAAACGTTCAGACAGTTTTTCATCTGAGCAACTGTTTGGTCCATACCAGTTGGTATGTGGTGAGAAGCAACGGCTTTTACATCGTTGTCTGCTTGTGCAACGTTAGCACCGATCTGTACGTCAAATCCAGCTGTATCGAAAGCTTCATTAACTACAAATCTAATATCGTTAATTCTAGAAAATTTAGGAATTACAATATTGTTCGCTAAGTTTTTATTAGTTGTTGTTGAAGATTGACCAAGTGGGTATTCGTTGAATAACGATCTACACACAACTGAAATCAATCCACTTTCAATAACGCCAACTGACAATGTTCCTGCAGTACCAGAACCATCAATAGCAATTGATGTTACAGTCTTGTAGGTTTTAGCAGAAGTTGCAACATCAGCGTTAGCCATTGTTAAGTCTTCCGTTTGTGAATTTCCTAAAACGTCTGTTCCAGTAATAGTTGCAGTTCTTGCAGAGTCATTACCAGCAGATGTTAAAGTAATCACAGAAGCAGCTTCAAAACCACCATCGGAAGTTATTCCAGGTACGTTTTGAGTAGCGTCTACTAATGTAACAGAAGTTGTGCTTGCTCCGTTAGAACCAGTCACAGCTAATTTGTCAGCATCAGTTGTTACAGTAAAATTACTGTGGTTTACAGGAAAAGAAGCATGACACTCTACGAATGCAACGTTTCTTACATTTTCAGAAATATCTGATCCTGTGTTTGTTTGTATTCGGCCAACGTTAATTGGTCCCGAAAAGTTTGTTCTTGCCATAATTATATCCTCCTAGTTTAAAGATCATAGTCTCTAGGCCGTCGACTATACGCGTCTATGATCTATTAATAATTGTATAGTAAGAAACTTATACTCTCTTTTTTAATAGAGTGCAAGAGAGCCTGTACTTTGGTTTGATATTTATCCAAGATGTAGCTTTTTATTAAGTAGCTACAGAAACTTT